GTAACCAATGAAGCGAACATCACTCGACAGGTACATATCCCATGCCTGTTTCTGCTTATCACTCCTCTCGAACATCTTGTAATCCTAATGCATCCCTAATGTGCTGAATGGTATCAGTTGAATACTCGTACTCCACCTTTTGTTTCTCCGCTGCGTAATCCCCGTCTATCTTGCTTAGATAATCCAAAGCCCGTATAACCTCCGCCCCTGAATTATAGACTAATGCGTACTCAATCGGTGTGCCGTCCTTATCTAATTTCGTTGGTATTCGCCTCGGATTGTTCCTTGCAATTTTGGTTGCAATCTCTTGCCTTTCATAACGGCTCAATATATCGTATTTAACGGCTTCTTTTTCCATCTCGACCCTTACGTCGTCTTTCTCTTTTTCGAGCCTATTTTGACGCTCCTTATACTCTTGTTGGCATTCTTTCCAATAGTTTGCAAAGGCTCTTTCCGACAACTGCATATTTCTGCATATCGCTGCATACGTATCATTGAATGTTAACCCCTCTTCCATTTTGGATAGGATTATCTTTTTTGCTTTTATTTTATTGATACGTGGTTTGCTCATTTAATCGTAGTATCTTGATTTAATTCTAAAATGCTGTTTTAAGTATTCGTATTGTTCTGCGACAAAGTTATACATTTTTTCGCAATTGAATATCTCTAGTGTTTCAATTTTTGCCGTCCCCCCCATATTCATAGAACCAGTTAAGGTGTTACCAGCAATGCCACCGACACCGCTAAAATAACCGAAGTTGTGATTTAAAGTCATTAAAACGCTTTTCTTGTTTCTCATAATATTCAGGGTCTATTTCAAATCCTACAAAGTTGAACCCACCTTTATACGCTGCAATCCTACTGCTTCCACTCCCCACGTGAGTATCTAAAATACTTTGCCCTTCAGTTGCATATTTGTAAAAAATCCAATCATAAAGTTTTATCGGCTTTTGGGTAGGGTGAAATTTATTTGCCTTATCCAAATAAGCAGAGTGCCTAAACATTTTTGGGGCTTTATCAAATGAAGTCCAAGCCATTTCACAATCTGCAAATGATAATCCTTCAGGTATTTCTTTATCCCAAATTATGTAATTTTTGCACGGTGGAAGTTCAAAGTAATTTCCGCCCCAAATGATTTGATTTTTTGAAACTCTAAATAATTGGGCAAAGTATTCAGGGCTTGGCGTTTCTTTATCCCAATCTTTAGGAGTCCATTTCCTGTTCTGTATTTTAGATGCTTTTTTACTTTTACCTACACCCATATTCATATTAGCTAAGTCAAGCCCATAAGGCGGGTCAACTACTGCTAAATCAAATTGATTGTCTGAAAAGCGTTTTAAAGCCTCTACACAATCCTCATTGTAAACTATCGAAGAAGGCACATGCCCATAACACGGGTTTTGCGTCAGGCGGGCTGACGTGCCATCCTCAACATTTGTATTTCTATCAATCATTTGTGCTTAAATTAAAGTTTCGTTTTTTAAATCCCGCCCGAACGCAAAGCCCTCGAACGTTATGCACAAGTTTAAGAAAACAGCGTTCGTGCATTTATCCGATGTTCTGCAATCTTGAAATAATTCTCGTCTTTTTCTATTCCGATAAAGTTTCGGTTTAGATTTTTACAGGCTACTCCAGTAGTTCCAGAACCCATACAAGGGTCAAATACTGTCATGTTTTCATTGCTGTATGTTTTTAGTAACCAATCAAGCAACTTTATAGGTTTTTGAGTGGGATGTTTTACTTTCTCATTTGAGTTGTTTACAATTCCAGTAATATCTATAACGCTTGTAGGAAATCTACTTCCGTCATCTGTATAATCAGTATATCGGTCTGTATTTCTATAATTTGATGAATTTACCTTATGCTTTTTTATTCCACATATTTTATTACCTGTTGTTTTTTGTGGGTTGTAAACAGGCAGTGAATTGTAAAATACCAATATTGTTTCATGGGTTCTTATAGGCATTTTATTTGCATTTAAAACGCCACTTGGAGTTCTTTTATGCCAACAAATATCATACTTGAACATTTTAGGATTACTCATTACTAAAGCACTTGTAAAAGGCTGCGATGCAGTTGTAATAAATGCACCATTTGGTTTTAGTAAGTAATTAACCATTTCCCAAAGTTTGTCAAATGGAATAATTGAATCCCATTTATTTTGAGTTGTACCATAAGGCAAATCGGTTAAAATTAAGTCTATGCTTTTAGGTTCGATATTTTTATATAGTTCCAAACAATCGCCTAAAAAAACCTGTGCATAACACTCGCTATAAGTAATGGCGGGTGCTGTTGTATTTTGTTGTTCTGTGCTTTCTATTGTCATTATCTGTTATTTAAAGTGAGTAGTTCAAAACCGCCACTACTCATAGCGGAAACGGTATAGTTAATTGGGGTTTTATCTTGTAATTCAATCATTTGTTCTCGTATTAAAATTTGTACTTGTGGATAGGTTCGGAGCTTCGTAATCCCCAACTAACCATACCACCATCGATGTGTGCCGATTGAAGTTTCTGCTGTCCAGCTTGATTATTCTACTCATTAGCGGTTGCTTTATTTACAAGTTTTAAACCTTATATTCTCCAAATATACGTAGGTGTAGCGTTATACCCCACCCCCGTGCATGTGTAACCGTATGGCTTCAGTAGGTTATCAATCGCTTTGTACATCGCATCTGTTTGGGCCTCGCATACCATTACCGGCTTGCATCGCTGTATGGTTTCGTCTGCCCCTTTCAGCACCTCAATTTCGCTACCCTCCACATCAATTTTTATCAACACCACGCTTTCTGTTTTCTGTATCTGATTATCCAGCGTATCGGCCTCAACCCACACCCCCGTTTCGCCTATTCTGCCCATGCCCATATTTCTTTCGCTATGGGTTTCTAGTTTCAAATTACAACGCTCACTCCATGCCGCTTTCTTTATCCCCCTGAACGGCTTTTTTTGATTCAAACCCATGTTTAAGCCCAGAATTTCAAAGCAAATATCTTGCGGCTCGAATGAATATATCGCCGTTGATTCACAATGATTTGCGAAGTATAAGCTATGGTTGCCGATATTTGCACCCACGTCCACATACACCCCGCTCAATCCCATTTTCCTTATTGCGCCCAACAATTCATACTCATACCACGGTACTTGGATGTAGATGTGCTCGCCCCGCATGCCATAGAAGCGGTAATCCCTGCCATTGTACTTAAATGCTTTAATATCAATCATTTTTTTAGTTTATCGGCCTCGATACATGACAAAAAGCGGGGTAACTGATGGATATACCATGCTCCACATCGTTCTGCCAGTCCAGTATCGCCCCGCTCGGCTGGTTCGTGTCAATATCAAAGAGTACGTCTTTCAGCTCGAAATAGTTACCGCCAAAATTCGCAACCCCTAGGTGCTTATTAAATGTTTCAAAGGTTAGCCCCTGCTTCGCTGCAAAGGCTTCGCAATACGCCAATATGGCTTCATTCAACTTGCTTCTCAATTCTTTCATGGCTCGAATATAGTTAATTAATTTGTGAAATGCAAATTTATTAAAAAAGAGCGGAGCGACCCGCACGGCAATACTCTTCCCGTTAACGGCAAACTGCTACGTTTCTGTTTCGAATGATTGTAAGGACACAAATACACTATTTATAGACAATTAAGGGCGATCATTTGCAAGAACAGAAACTTCACTTTCCAAATCAATTACCCTATCCTCTAACTCTTTTATCATTTCCAACATTTCTTTTGCAAAATCAATTGAAATAATAATGCCTGTGTACGCCTCACCATTTTCATCGAAGAACTCTTTGGCTCTTTTTTTTAGATTTTCTAATTTGTACTCTAAATTAAACTCCATTTTTATTCTTGATTTAGGCCTTCCTGTAACATTGTATTGCTGTAAGTGTGGCAGACGTGCCAAATTCTTGACAGCTCTTTTTTGCTCGCAAAATACTCATCAAGGCTAATACTCTTTTCTTTGAGTTCTGCCTTCAATTCCTGAACAGCAGGAAATATCCTGTTGTGTAGATCCACAGCTTTCAGCGCATAGCAGCCGTTGCATCTGCCCAGCATTTCATGCTGAACTGGCTTGCCGCAGTCTGGGCATAATTTTTCTGTTCTTTCAAGCCCAAGTTCCACCCGGCAAAAATCCGCCTTCTCTCTGAACCACCCGTCCGTTTCGTACAAATTAACAAACGTGCGCTTGCTATGCAGCACGGTGGTATGGTCTCGCCTTCCAAATTCGTAACCAACCATTGAATAGGTTACCCTCTGCCCGTTCCTTTTAAACAGTTCAAACGATAGCGCAATGGCCATGTGCCTTGCAAACACTGCCTTTTTTTGCCGTGTTCGCCCGATAACCAAACCCGCCTCGATATCAAAAACATCTGAGCATACCCTGATTGCCTCGCCAATGACCGGACTAATCATTTCCGGCGAGTTTAAGCACTTGCTGTGGCAGTACGTGATTCTGCTCTCGTTGCCCGTAGTGATGGACTTTATGATTGTTACTTCACCTCTGACAAAATCGCTGTACCCGATAAATTTTCGACAGACCTCGCACCTTACGCTTCGATTATAGTTCATTGCTCTTAATTTTTTCGTTAGCCACAATACGAAGAAAGCCTCCGCACTGCAACATCGTAATATTGTTTTTCCTTTTCTATTCCAATTGATTTTCGGTTTAACTTTAAGGCTGCAAGGTTTGTAGTTCCTGAACCCATTGTGTTATCTAAAACCATATCGCCTTCGTTTGTATATGTTTTTACAAGGTATTCCAACAATTCTAATGGTTTTTGAGTTGGGTGTTCACCTGTTTGTCTTTTTACAAATTGAATTGAAGATGGTACTCTCAATTGAGCAACTTTAAATTCAGCACCTTGAAACAATCCATAGTTCTCACTTTTCTTATAGTGTTTATTTGTCGCTCCAACACACTTGCTTCCACTACCTTTTCTTTCTTCCATTTGTTTATTGTAAGTCCACTTTTTATTAGCAAATACCAATACATTTTCGTGTTCTTTCATCGGCTCTCTTACTGTGTTTGCGAAGTTACTTCCTTTATCTTTTTGCCAAATCCATTCGTGTTTGTAGTTTTTTGGGTTACTCATCACCAATGCACTTGTAAAAGGTTGTGAAGAAAACAAAACAACAACCCCATTTTCTTTTAAAACTCTATTGTATTGTTCCCAAAGTTTGTCTAATGGTAAAACACTATCCCACTTGTTTTGTGTAGTGCCATACGGTAAATCGCAAATAATCGCATCAATTGATTTATCCTCAATAAAAGGAAAAACATCAAAGCAATCAGCATTGACCAACGTACTGTGGCTAACGCGTGCTATATCCCATTTGGTTTTTTGTGGTAAATTCAACATTTGTTCTCGTTTTTAAGTTTGTAATAAATTGATAGTTCGGTGCTTCGTAATCCCAAACGGTACATAGCACCATACGTTAGCGTTCATTTGAAAAAGACATGTTGTAAATAGTTTCTTTTAACCTTTGACAAACACGCTTTAAATCATCTTCTGAATTTTCAATGAATGAAGCAGAAGCCCAGTGTGTTTTTGTTGACCACATTATCACTTTTTTACCTGCACTATTTCTGACAAATACTGAATATCCAAGTTCTTTAAGTTTCTTAATTAACGAATCAAACGACACGCTAACAGCACCTAAAAAACAGGCGGGGTTAGTCACTTCGTTGACAGTTTCAAATAAATTCAATTGTTCATTCATTTCATTAAATTTTGTGGGTAGTTTCCCGCCCGATTTTTTAGCTGCATCACGTTATGCGTTATTATAAAGAGCGTTTCGCATCTTTGTACGCATTGTTTTTAATTTATCATATTCGATGAATGAATTAACATATTGAGTTGGTAATTCTTCATTTATTGAGTATTCTCTAATAATATCATTAAATCCATTTATTTTGCTTAAATACTCAATTTTATCAGATGTTCTTAAGTTCCTGTATTTTTTATCATAGGCTAAAATATTAAATATTTCTATATTATTAAATGTTGTGCGCATTGGTATTGTATGTTCTAAAAGTGAGCTTGCATCTTCGCTAAAAAAATCATTTAAAAGTTTTAAATAAGGTGTCTCGTATAACCTCTGAACACCTTTTTTGCCTAAACACGCTTTATTTTTATTGTAATCTTTAGTTGTATTAATAGGAGCGTATGCTGCTGGCGTGCAAATGCTTGGGTTTAAAGGAGTACTGTGTATTATTATTGATATATTTTTCTTTAATTCTCCTATTTTTGAAATTACTTCTTTGAATTGCTCAAAATCTGCATCTGTTTCCGTTTCAATTCCAGTTATATTGTATAATTTAAGCCTTAACGCTTTGCAAGTTGTATTACTTGTAATATATCTAACAAATTCTATGATTTGTTCGTTTGGAATTCTCTTATTCATTGCAAATCTTAATCTTTCAGAAAAACCATCTATAGAGCTTGTGATCTCAGGAATTGAAAAATTTTTATATAACTCTTTTTTACACTGTTCTATTTCTATACTCGAAGTGTATCCCTGATTAAAAGAGTATAAGTTTTCATTTGTTTTAATATATTTTCGTGAAAATGAATAATGGCAAAAATAACATTTATTTGGGCATCCATATATTTGTTCTTTTGTTGTACCTCCTCCAAACGTGTAAATATTTGGATATAATTCAATACTTTGGTTAATTTTTACATTTTTATGTTTCCCTATTTTAATTAAACTTCCATGCTCAACATCTAAATTATTATCTATTAACCAAACGATCTCGTTTTCAACTCTTCCAAACCAAGCATAATCTATATATTCACAAATAGGAATATAGTTTTGCATGCCAAAACCTCCGGCCAACACTTTGAATTTTCTATTTTTCCATTCATTTGAATTATGCAAATATCTTGATAATGCAATCATATCTAAATTAGAAGTTAAGCTAATCAATATAATATCATATTTACTTGCATTTTCTTTGTCAGTTATTCTAACATCATATCCAGCATTAAATAAAACATCTATAATCATTGAAGCTCCAAAATTCTTAAGGCTTTTAAAATTTAAATCATGTCTATCGCCTTTTATTGGCGGAAACCATAAAAAAGCAATTTTGGTTTTTTTTGATATAGCTGGAGTAAATAAATTTCGTTCCATAAAAAATAAATAACAACGCATAACCCGTGGTATAGTTAATTGCCGTATTATTACTAAATTTAAGCGTTACCACCCGCTTGTAATTCTGTGTAATTTGATATGAAATTAGCCCGCAATCGGCAACTAACCATACCACCATCGTTACCTGCAATACCTCTCCACACTTGCGATAGTATCGTGTATAGCCCCGCCATGAGAAAATAGTGCTATTCGCTCAACTTCAAAGCCTCTGTTCTTTCCCATTGTATTGCTATGGTAGCCAAAGGTTATTACTATTCCATTTGGTTTTAGTATTCTTGGTAGTTCGTCTTTGAGTTGGCGAAACGGAGAAGCCTTAATCCCTTTATACATTTCCATACTTTTTCGATAGGCGTAAGGCGGGTCTAATAACACTGTATCAAACCTTTCACCATCCCATTCTTTTACAAATTGTAGCGCATCTTTTTGGTAATCTGCCAACGCTTCATCATCCAAATCATTGCGTATTTCGTCAATGTTTAGCTTTGTCCTACCTGCAAATAGGTTCAATGTTTTGCCCTCACACGTCTTTTCGGTCCATTCTCTGATAGGTTTGATACTAAACGTCCACCTACTTAAAGGGCATTTGATGTAATCGAACAACGGCACAGCAGGTAACACAGTATATAGTGCATTGCTGTCCGTACTTTTATCAACTTTTGTCATAATATTTACCTTTCGTTTTTCAATTCAATTTTGGTGCAAGCAACGCACCATATACTCGTCCGTTAAATTCATCTTCAAACCTACGCTGGTCTATCTCTACGAATATGTAGAATACAATTCCTGCTATCAGGATTACAATACTTTCGATTAAAATGAGTGATTCAACCATGATTTCTAATTTTCAGGGTAAAACATATTTTTTTAAAATGTCAATCAGCTCTTTCAGCTCATCAATCGTTAACCCCTTCAGCCTGACATGCTCTGTACCTGTTGTTAGTTCTAACGATTGCTCAACCAGCTCAAGCATCCCGTTTCGCTTTCGGTGGTACTCGGAGAGGCTAATGAAAAGCCTGTCGGCAATTTTGATGCGCCAATCCACGACCCTGTACTCGGAGCCATCGACAATATCCTTGCCGGTAAACTCCGATTTTCCAAATCCTAACTTCTTCAGCCCTGATGTTTCCATAGTTCCTAGCTGTTCTTTGCATAATGAATACCCAAGCGAATTGCCTCATTTAGATTTCCCATAATTTCCCCTAGCAACGCTATATTGTTGTGGATTTTATCCCTCAACTTCAACTGCTCCTCTGTTGCCGCTTCCCAATCCCTTTTATATAGGTTATTTTGCAAGCATATTACCACCACTTTCTAAAGTTCAATTCCCTGTGTAAGTTAGTAACTTTCTCTTTGAAATGCAAGGCTTTCGCCCTGTAATATTCCAAAGTATCATCGCCCTTTTGCCGTTTCAAATCCAGCAGCCGTTGCCACCGCCCGGCTCCCAACTCCCGTTCCAGCTTCTCCATGAAGAGTGTCGTTTCCCTGTTGCCCTCGTACCGGTTCCCGCTCCGGTTCTGCGGTCGGCAGTTGTCGGGTTCAAACCTCAATAGTAAGTTAGAACGGCTAAAGCAATGGCCGTTATCCATATCGGCAGCACGTTTCAGTAGGTGCGGTCGAACGAAACAACGGCAGTAAATCTCACCACCCACGATGCTATCTCGGTGGATAATCCTGATGTAACGGCTGAACCAATCATCTGCTTGTTTGCGCCAATACTTTTTATCCTGCTTTACTTTTTTTTTCATTGCCCGAAACTCGTTGCGCTGCTGCTGCTCCAATTTCTTTCTGCCTTGCCGATGAACTTTATCCTTGAACTCGTTGTAATACTGTAATCGGCAATCTGCGCTTTGGCAAACTTGGGGATTCAGCCTTAGCATTTCGATCAGCTCATATTTCTGCTTGCAGTATCGGCAACGGTACTTCATCTCGCTTTGATATTCTCTATCTCTCTGTTCAGAATGACTTGCGCTTCATCGGAGAGGCGACGGCAAAATGCCCACCCACCTTCGCTTTCATCAATGTACTTGTACAACGCAATGGTGTTATTCAACCGATTATATCTCCGTATAACCGGATGCTTAATATCATCCCAAAAGTAGCACCACTCGCCAGCCTTTGGCTCTTCCTTCAAAAAGAACTCTGCCCACTGGTCGAGGGTAATGAGTTGATGACCTTTGAAACATAATAAATTATCATCAAATTCATGTTCTTTGTTGTAAAACTTATAATCAAATCCGACGTTCCCAACATTCTCACATTGCCATTTTTTGAATTTTTCCCACATCGGATGCCCATCATCCTTTTCCACCACCCACTTTTCAGGGGCTTCGGTTAGCTTGCGGGTTGCCCATGTGCCGTTATCGTAAATTAATCCATTTTTATTCCAAATCCTATAAGCACCATCAAATAATTCATCAATCTTTACATTCCCTTTTAGCAAATCTGAAGCATCAAACGGATAACTCTTTTCTTCTATCTCTGCCGTTTCCCAATCCTCGCCGAACCGAATTATCAGCTCAGCATAAATTTCTTTAAATGTTTGTGTTTTCATTGCTTTTGGTTTTTAAAAGTTAATGTATTTTCTTTCTTTTCTCGAAAATCGCCCACACTTCATCTTGCTGCGCAGGTGTTAAATCTGCAAAATACTTTCCATACAATTCGTATGCAATCTGATTTATATTCATAATTTCTAAGTTTTAAAAGTTAACAAACGGTTCACTATTTTGCTCTAAAATATCCTTGTACGCCAGCAGCTCATCCAGCGTAGCCCGAAAGTGAATATTGCCGTTGTGCTTCTTTACTCTCATCATGCCAACCTCGACGAACTTCCTGCCATCGGCAATCTGGACAGCCCCGATTCTTACAGACGGAAATTCCCTTTGCCTTGAGAAAAAATCCTCAAGAACTTTAATCTCCAAATCCCATTTTCCATTCTTTGCCATCTTATATGCGTTTTTAGCCATTAACATTATTTTGCAGTACGTAGTACCAAAATTACTTTTCGTTTAAAATATCGCCACGTAGGATGGCTTTATTCGCATTTTCCTGAGAAGGTTTTTCTTCGCCATTCGGATTGTAATTTAATCCGCAATTTTTGCATACCAATCTCGGCTGCGAGAAATCCCACTCGATGCTGTTTCCACAAGCACAAGTTACGGTAAATTTCACAGTTTTCAAAATGTCGCCTAATAGAAGTGCCATAATTTTAAGTTTTTGTTAAAATGGTATATTGTTATCTATCTCTCCGAAATCCCATAGCTCAGCAGGAACTTCCCGCTTGTGTAGCCAGTTGGAATTATCCCATTGCAGTACATCCTTATCAAAGGCTTCATACCGCCCGTTGTTATAGTTCCTTTTACACTTCACCTCACCGCCTTCGCCCAAGTAGGAAAACTTTATTTTCTGAAAGCGTATGTAAACCTCGTTGATGGGATTCTCCTTGTCGCCGTAAAGCCTGAATACAGTTATCCCGTAATCGCACTTGTTGTAGAAGTGTGCTGAGCCGCTAATATCGTACAGGTTTGGAATCTCAAGTTTGCCGTTCTCTTTACCCATCTTTCGAGGGTGCGCCACAAGGAATACCAGCACATCGTACCGCTTGGCAAACATGGTAAGCCTATCCAGCACTCGGCTGATATACTCCGTTTCGGTTTCATTCTTTCCCCTCAAATGCTCAATCTTGTTGTATGGGTCGAGAACGAATACCTTGATGCCGTATTTCTTTACTAAGTATTTACCTTTCTCCAAAATATTCTCAATACTTAAATCCTCTTCTGGGAGTATGAAGTGAAAATTATCCTCAATGTAATCGAATACCTCATCATACTCAGCGTTATCAATGTTCGGTGCTTTGAATCGCTTACCCGTTAACTTTGATGCTATCTTTGCATAGTGATTGCGGATAGGTATATTCTCAGGTGAGAAATAGCCAACCTTGAATCCATGCTCAATGTTTAGTTTAGCAGCAATGTAATCAACAAATTCGCTCTTGCCATGCCCAGGAATCCCCGTTACCACAGCTAATCGCCTTGTTTCCCACTTGCAACAATCATCAAACGTTACATCCCACACCAAACCGCTATCCTCACCGTTGAGGTAGAAGTTGTAAATATCATCCCGTTCGGCTTTCAGGTTTACTATATCGGTTACGGGAATATCAATGGCATCCCTAATCGTATCAGCCAAAGCAATCCCTCCGTACTTCAATAAATATTCGTTGGCATCCTTGCAATCCTTGAAGTTTACCACAGCGCAACGCTCCGTTCCGAATCGCCTCTCCAGCTCATTTCTTAGTTCATAGCCCTTCGGGTCGTTATCAACCGCCAGATAAATCTTTGTTATGTGGTTGAACCAATCCATGTAGCCGTTCAAATAATCGCTATTCGAACTCGCACCAGCCGGTACGCTCACCACGTTTTTAACCCCGACACATAAGTAAGAGAGCAAATCCATTTCTCCTTCAACAATTACAATCTCATTATTTGATTTTACTACATCAATATTCCACAGGATTAGCTCGGCTCCCGAAACAACCTTGAACGATTTTTGCGCTCCCCGATACTTCACATTAACAACAGCTCCATCCTTTTTGTACGGAAACGCAATGCACTCAACCTCTTTCTGAAACTGCGGCATCCACTCTTTCACCGATACGATGCCCATTGCATTGAGTACATCCTGCTTTATCATCCGTCCGGTAAACCATTTTACAGCCTTATCGGTTAATCCCGTTCTATTCTCCCATTGCGGAACGGTAAACTCTTTCTCCTTTTGCTCTCGATGCAGCATGAAGGTTGCCCCACAGTGGTTGCAGTAGCCAACCATTTTCTCGTTGTTCCAGTTGAACGGTTTTTTCTTTTGGTTAGCCGGCTTGCGATTTTTGGAACACTCCGGACAAACCATTGAGTTCTCCCCGTTGCGATTCGGTTCTATTTCATAAACCGTGCGTGTATGTAGTGAGATTATTTTCATCGGTACATGGGAGTTATTTTAGGTTCGGTTGGTTTATTATTTTCAGCACGTTTCAAAAAAACATCAATATACTTCACTCCATCCTTATTTTTTGAACGCAACTTGTTTGGTGATAGAAAATTTTGCTGCCAAAAATTATCATTAACCGCAAATGTTATCGCTCTTTTTATTTGCTCAACCGAATATCCATCAATTCGCATTAGTTTATCCAGCGTATCAAAAGAACTATTGATGTATTTTTTCTCTAAATATTTTTCACAAAATTCAGCAAGTAAAAAAACATCTTGGCTGTATTCTTTAATTTCTTCTAGTTGTTCAGTTTCTGAATTAAATAATAATTCTAATTTTTCAATCACCTCGTTAATAGGTTTACTATTTAATAAGTTTAATAGTTTATCTATACTAACCGTGCTTTGGACTTGCTTTGCCATGTGCTTTGTACTTGCTTTGGTAAGTGCTTTGGTAAGTGCTTTGGTATTTTTTACCAGAGCAATTATGTTTGCTGAATACTGATTTTTGGACTTTTCAACCATCCTTATAAAGCCCGTATCTATTAGTATATTTAATGCTTTTATGTACGTTTTATAATTCTTAATTCCGATTGCATCCATAGCCATAGATGTTGGCAGCCTAAATACCTGCTTCCACCCCATCCTATTAGAGTGTTCTATAATGAAAAAATATAGAGCCGTGGATGTGGGGTTGGCTATGTTGGGATTTTCATACATGAAGTTAAAAAAATCCTTTGATAATTCGTAGCCTGTCAATGATTTTTCGTCCATGGTTAACCCTCCATAAAATATCTGAATGATGCCCAATTGCGAAATTCATCATTAACAAGAAGTTCTTGTAATTCATCCAAATTTCCGCCATCCTTATAGAAATTATTAAGCATTATGCTGGTTTTCCTTGCATCATAATAATCAAATTTATTTCTGCATATCCCTTTAATGTATGCTATTTGCTGAATGTGAGGAGGCTTATTTTTAAGAATTAATATTCCACCCAATTTATTCATCATAATATTAAAAGTTTCAGCGTCATTCTTGTAGTATTTATCTACACCAATGTCTATTGCCTCAAACACATTAGCAACTCCAAATTTGTCTATTAGATTAGTTATATTATTTAATCCTGTATCATTTAACTCATATCCTGTTTTTTTAGTAATGTAATTATGAACAGCATTAATGCTGTCTGATTTTAAATCCAAAAGGCCATTTCTCCACTCAAGCATCATTTCTAACTGTTGCCTTCTTATGTTTAATTCCTCAATCTGTTTGCGCTGTTTTTCAACAACAGTTTTGTCAGATAATTCTCTTGCCCCCTTACCTCTGTTGCATATATAGCAACTGGTTATAAGGTTAAGTAAATCATTTGTACCTCCCTCTTTGACTGGTTTAATGTGGTCAACCTCAAGGATAACGTCAGGAGCCTTTAGCCCACAGTATTGACACGTAAACGAATCCCGCTTGAATACCTCAAAGCGAAGTTTCTTTGAAATTGGCTGTCTTTTTGCCATTCTTTTACCCTCCAATAACAAAACCCCCACAAAGCAAAAAACCACTGGCTGCCGTGAGGTGTACCGAAACCTCTGCCAATGGTAATTTGCCCGTGAGGGTTGTATTTAAGTATGTAAAAAACTCTTTTTTCATCTCGGTACTTTTTTAATTCGGCACTACAAATATAAGCAATGTTTTTTAATTTGCAACTAAATTGATGAAATATTTTTAAAAGAATTTTCTCCACGAAGGAGAGTTCTTTCTCAGCTCATCAAATCGCTTGTTATTCAGTTTTAGTTCTGTTTAACTCCTTAGAATAATCAATAACCATTTTCTCAACGAACTGGTTTAACTTCATGTGGTGCTGCCTCCTTGCAAACGGTTCTAACCTATTGTAAGCCTCAACTGGCAGCACTATGCGAACAGGGATTAACTCCCCGTCCGCAATCATCTGCATTTGTGTTTTTCTCTTAATCTTTGCCATTTCTTAACTATTTTACGGTGAAATAATCCTCTATGTAATCGGCCAATTCGCTCAGCTCTTGGCTCTCGGTGAAGTATAGCGGCTCTCCGTTCTCGTTCCACTTGGTTAGCGTATCCACAACGCATTCCTTCGTTTTTAAGGTGTAATATTCTTCTCGGTTTCCGTATTCATCTGAACCGCCATAATGCTTTTCAAAGGTTCGGTAGATGTTGGCTCGAACTTCATACTCAAAATCTCCTTCGCTTAGCTGTTCGTGAATAACGGAAATCTCGTTGCTAATATCATCTGCCTGTTCAATGGCATAAATGATTCGCTCTTTCAGCGTTTGTTCTTCAAATGAAGTAGTCATGGCTCTGTTCTTTTTTGTTTTTTTCATCGGCTTTTGTAAATGATAAGCTCATGTACTTATTGCCGTTTTTGCTCTCTCTAATCCACGAAGCAATGTAATACTTTGCTCCACCGATAAAACATTTACCTCTGTAATCGGGATGCTTTTCGGTTTCCTTCTTTGCGTTTTTGAATAACGCACCGCTATTGTCCTTTTGGTTGCTCATTTTTCTGTTGTTTTTCGTTTAACAATTCTATTGCTGTATCTAAAGCCAACTTCATCATGGCTATCGTTTTTCTCAGTTCAAGTTTCTGAAACTTCAATGGTTTTGCATACTCAATTGCTCCGCTTAACGATGTAAAAAATCCATCGCAATAGCAAAAATCATCGAACAATTCATCTTTACGTAGCGTACTTTCTCTGTGCGCCTCAAATAAGATTTCTCTCATTTCTTCTTTTAATCCTTGCTGTTCCATAGTGTTTAAAGTTAGTAAATTATTGTTTAAAAATACTGCAAATTCCGTTTAAATTCTTCTTCTGTTACGTGTTTTAGAAAGATTCTAAATAGCACGCTTAAAACATTATCGTACAAATCCTGAAATTCGCTCTCACTCATAGCATCAAAGGCTATGGATTTTGGCGTTTCGATCCATTCTTTGCGTTCAATGGAGTAAATCAAATCGCAATGCCCAGCCGCCATTTCAACGGTTTTCCTGAATAGCTCGATATTGCTTTTGAAATGCTCAACCACCTTTTCATTCTGATATTCCCATGCACACTGAATGAGAGCGAAATACTTCTTGTGAAATTCATAGTTCCGCACCTCACGGATTGAAACTTGGTACACACTCCCGATTTTTAACTTCCTCTTTACATCGAAATCCGTATCGGTTGCGGGGATCAATCCCGTTGCCGTATTTACCACGTTAAATTTCATTTCAGGCTTATTTTTACCGAACCATTCACGTTCGATACCTTGATAAACTGCTTGTAAATCTCAGGATGCACCTCTTTGAGTGCCTTTGAATCCAGCGTTTCACGGGTGTAATCAGCGGCTTTGGTAATGGTGAAGTAATTCGTATCCCACTTATCCACTCCCAAATCGGTAAACATAGCCTCAATGCGCTGCTTGTACTCCTTTTCCAGCTCTTTATACTCCTCGATTTTGCTCAGGATATTGGCGTGTTCTTTGATTAAGTTCAGCGCAATTTCATCATTATCGCTCTTTGCTATCGTGAATGGATTGCTGAACTCCGTGCCGTTCCTTGCTGCATTGAGAAAATCAATCACATATCGCTCTGGTACCGGATCAACCTCAAACAGCTCAACCCGTTCCTTTTTTCGATTCAGCCAAATAGCCATCAGCCCAGCAACCTCAATATCGGGATTAACGATTTTGAAAAGGTGCTGGTAAATGGATAGCTGCCAGCGTAGGTAATCGGTTTGAAGGTTCGATGTGGTTTTAATATCGGCAAGGTAAATTTTGCCGTTAGCCTTTATAACCCTATCAATTGGCGATGCAAAGAACTCAAAATCGGTAACAATGTACTCCATAGCCACAACCTTAATACCTTTCATAGCCTCAGCATACCATTCAACCTCTTTATTTTCACAAGTGCCGAATAAATCGTAAACCTGTGTGAAGTGGTGAAAATCGCTACCTCGCTCTGCTGCCTTATTCAAAACGTGTTCGGGAACGTTAGCGTACAAATTTGGGAATAGTATATCGTTTAGATATTTGGTAATCCCTTTATACTCCTTTGAGCCATCGCTGTAATGGCGGTACGGCTCGTTAACCAGCTTGATGTTTGTGATGTTAAGCATTTTTGAAATATTCGTTGAAGTAGTTAACTAAATCCTGCCTGAACTCCTTGTATTCGGGATTGCTGCACATCTTACGTGCTTCTTCTTTGTCCGTAACCCTTTCGGCTAATGCCATAACTTCCTCATAGGTAACGCTCGGTTTAGCATCCTTGCCATGAGTATTCGTAGCATCGGGGTCTTTTGTATCGTCAATGCAAAACAGCCCGTTCATTGCATATTTCCTTGCATAGCTGCTTGCGCTTCCAGTTATTTGCGCTCCATCCATGCCTTTCTTGGATTCTTCCTCCCGTGCAAAGGCTGAAACGGTAACCGATTGCCCCTCGGCATTGGTAACGGTTGCAATAGCCTTGATGTAGTACCTTTCGCCCACTTGCACAACTTCATCAGTGAGTGTTAATGTGCATTCGTTGGCTGCAAGTAACGGCTTAACGGCTTCGAGAATGTCCTCAGCACTGCGGTACTTGTAGCCGCCAAACTTGTTAAACTGCCCTTTCGGGGCTTTCAATTCGCTCTGAATTTTTACCAGCTCTTTCATACATTTAATTTTTATTGGTTAGTGAAATTTGATGTATCTGCTTTGCTGCTCCCATTGTGATTACCTCACCATCACACTCGATGGCGAATTTCAAATAGGGATGCAGCTTGGCAAATCGTTTCGCTTTATCCAGTTCGGAAAGTTTGAAAGTTTTGTATCGCTGCCCGTAGAAGTGAATCCTGTATTTCGGAACACGAAGTTGCCGCCCAATACCAACCACAAAGGGCAGTATCAGAACGGCAACTATCAGTATGGCGAGTAGTGCTTTCATCGTGTCAAACTAAGCAGAAAATAATACACTGCTGGAGTTGTCTGAATGTAATAGCCCTTTGCACCGCCTC